GTAGCCATCCTGTCGTGGGTGTACGGCATCAAACCCGCGTTCATCTACGACTCGCTGAGCATGGGGCGTGCGTTGCGTGGGGTGGAGGTTGGTAACAGCTTGGCAAAGCTTGCTGATGAGTACAGGTTACCGGCTAAGGGCAAGGCAGTACACAACACCAACGGGCTTGTAGAACTTACGCCTGAGATAGAGAAAGAACTTGCTGACTACTGCTTGCATGACGTGTTCCTGTGCGAGGAGATATTTAATCGGTTGGCAGTTGGGTTCCCTGAGTCAGAGCTGCGCTTGATCGACATGACCTTGAAGATGTTTACTGAACCTGTACTACAGCTTGATGCGGAGATGTTAAGTGAAGCCATCGAAGATGAGAAGGACAAAAGAGAGGGTCTTCTTGCGAAGCTTGAAATTGAAGAGGCGTCGCTCGCTAGTAATCAACAGTTTGCGCAAGTACTGCTTGCGATTGGGGTCGAGCCTCCGCGAAAAGTTAGTAAGACGACAGGCAAAGAAGCTTATGCGTTCGCTAAGAATGACGCGCTTTTCCAATCCCTGCTCAACAGCGACAATGAAGAAATTTCATTACTGTGCGAAGCCCGTCTTAAAGTCAAAAGCACGTTGGAACGAACACGAGCGCAGCGTTTTCTCGATATTGCAGGAAGAGGCGCGCTACCTGTCCCGCTTAACTACTACGGCGCACACACAGGGCGATGGTCAGCTAGTAAAGGGTCAAGCCTTAACCTACAGAACCTCAAGCGTGGATCGTTCTTACGCAAGAGTATCCAAGCGCCGAAGGGTTACAAACTTGTTGTGGCTGACCTCGCGCAGATTGAACCTAGAGTACTGGCGTATCTCGCAGACTACAAAGAGCTACTCGACATTTTCGCCTCTGGTCAGGATGCCTACGCCGCGTTTGGCGCACAGATGTTCGGCATCCCTGACCTCACCAAGGAGAGCCACCCCGATCTACGGCAAAGCGCGAAGTCTGCGCTACTGGGTTGCGGGTACGGGATGGGTTGGGCGTCCTTCTCAGCGCAGCTTCTGACGGGCTTTCTAGGCGCACCGCCCACTATGTACTCCAAGGACTTTGCTAAACGTCTTGGTGTAAACGGATCAGACGTGCGGTGGTTCCTTGAGAACGAGTCACGCCTCAACACGTTGGGCAGCATACCTACACGCTACGAGTTGAAGCAGATTCTCACCCACTCAGCCGCAGCTAGAAGCATCATCAACAAGTATCGTGCACGCGCATGGCCTGTGGTGAGCCTGTGGAATCTGTGCGATGAGCTGATCGGTTACTCCCTCTCTAAGGGCAAGAGCTACACATATAAGTGTTTAACTTTTGACAAAGGTCGTATACTATTACCGAACGGATTGAGCTTGAGGTACCCTGACCTACGTGCTACGGATAGTGATGCTATCGGGCGCGTGCAATGGGTGTACGGCGAGCATAAGAAGAAGTTGTATGGCGGCAAGCTTGTCGAAAACATCGTACAAGCGGTGGCTAGGTGCGTCATGACGGACGGTATGTTGCGGATTCAAGAGCGCTATCGTTGTGTCCTGACCGTACACGATGAAGCCGTGGTGCTTGTACCAGAGCATGAAGCAGAAGAAGCAGAGCCTTGGGTGTTACAGCAGATGACCGCAGACCCTTGGTACATGCCGGGTATACCGCTCGATGCGGAAACGGGTAGTGCAGTACGTTATGGAGATGCAAAATGAAGCAACAGAACAGACCGAAGAAGGCGCATGCTATTCCAAGTAGCGTCAAGGTCGGTGACAAGAAGTACAAGATCGAACGCGTGGAGGTCATCGCGGGTCTGCGTGGGGATGTTACCTACGAGACCAAGACTATCCGTATTGCTGCCCGTAGTGCGGGGTATGCGTACACTAGCGATGAGCAGTTCAACACGTTCTGGCATGAGCTTACTCACACCATACTGCGTGACATGAACAGCCACTTGGAAAGTAACGAGCGGTTCGTCAAAGCCTTTGCAGATAGGTTAACAAATGCGATCACATCAGCTAAGTTTGAGTAAGCCATGAACAAACCTATCAAGTGGTCGCACTCCGGTCTCAAAGATTACGAAGGCTGTGCAAGACGTTTCTACGAAGTCAAGGTGTTGAAAAGCTTCCCGTTCACCGACACCGTCCATACAATCTACGGTAAGGAAGTACACAAGTCCGCAGAAGAGTACGTCCTGAACGGCACGCCCATGCCGCCCGAGCATGCGTTTATGCAACCCTTAGTAGACGCCTTGATTAAGAAGAACGGGCGCAAGCTACCCGAGCATGAGATGGGCGTGACAGTTGACCTGCGCCCCTGTGACTTTAAGTCAGAAGATGTTTGGGTACGTGGCATCGCTGACTTACTTATCATTGACGATGATGACCTCAAGGCGTGGGTGTTCGACTACAAGACGGGCAACAACAAGTACCCTGATCGCGACCAGTTGATCCTGATGTCTTTGATGGTGTTCGTACATTTCCCACACGTGCGCCAAGTTAACTCAGGATTGCTTTTCGTTGTGAAAGATTCTATAGTTAAGCACAGTATGCTTCGTGGCGAAGCCGAAGAGCATTGGAATAACTACCGTGAGCGTGTTGCACGTCTTGAGCAGTCTCACGCCGCCAACGTCTGGAACCCTACACAAACCCCGCTTTGTGGGTGGTGTCCTGTACGCAGTTGTGAATTCAACAAGAAACATTAGTCTCGGTCATCTCTTTCTTTCGGAGTCTTTATGCCCTACGTCAACAAACCCCGTCCGTACAAACACGAGTACGAAACGTACGATGGAACGGAAACAGTAAAAAAGAAACGTGCTCAACGTAACAAAGCAAGACGCATGCTCGAGCGTGAGGGCGTAGTGCATAAAGGTGATGGCAAAGACGTTGACCACAAGACGCCTTTGAGTAAGGGCGGTACAACGACTCGCAGTAACTTACGCGCTGTACCGGCTAGCAAGAACAGATCAGTCAAGCGCAACAAAGATAGCAGTCTCAAGTAATCAATCCCACCAAGGAACAAGACATGGCAATAACAACTAACACTTTCTCACAACTAGGACAAGCTATTGGGATATACGTAGGAGGCGGTGTAGGCGGCGGTGGTGGTGGCGGAGGTCAACTCGGCGCGGCAAACATAGGAAACGCAACGATAAGCACTCAACAAGCTCTCGCCTACCAACAAGCGCTTCAAGCACAAGCGCTTGGAGACAGACCATCCCATGCTTTTGATCCTAAAAACCCTGCATGGGACGCATCCATTTCTACTATCACTGATCTTTGGCTTGCCAAGTTCGGTAACGAGTGGGTGTCAGAAGACGTTTTAAACAACGATACTTTCTTTTCAATAGCCGCAACTCGTTTATATAAATTAAATCGTTTAGAAAGACACATGGTTCCTGATAAGTTTCATAGCGTCTACCGAATCGTGGAGTAGTCGATGCAAATAGTAGATAACAAAGCAGTAGTATTTAAAACACGTTCGCCCACCAAGTACAGCATCATCCCCAAGAGCAAGATCGTAGCCGAGAGCAACGGCGTCTACGAGATGGCGGTGTACTGGGGGATTGACGAAGCGCGTGTCTTGCGCAACCTAGGTGTGAAGGGCATACAGTCACCGATCACCGCACGCTATAACTGGCCCGGCAAGCACAAACCGTTTGCGCATCAAATTGACACGTCTTCGTTCCTCACGTTAAACAGACGCGCGTTCGTGTTTAACGACCCCGGGACTGGCAAGACGTTGTCTGCTCTGTGGGCGGCTGATTACCTGATGTCCTTGAAGAAGGTGCGTAGGTGTCTCGTGCTGTGTCCGTTGTCTATCATGCACGATGCGTGGATGAGTGGTATCGCTAAGAGTGTGATTCACCGCTCTGCTATCGCAGCCCACCACCCGCAAGCTGCGCGGCGTATTGAGATGGTGCAGGGTGACTACGAGTTCGTGATCGTCAACTACGATGGCTTGAACCTAATCGCTGACGAGATTGTGAACGATGCGCGCTTTGATCTGGTCATTGTGGACGAGGCTAACGCATACAAGAACGTGTCAACCAAGCGATGGAAGACACTCAACAAGATTCTTAAGCCTGAGACGTTGCTGTGGATGATGACGGGTACACCCGCTTCGCAGTCTCCCTTGGATGCTTACGGTCTGGCTAAGTTTGTGAACCCCTCCAAAGTACCGAAGTTCGCTACAGCATGGCGCGACAAGGTCATGAACAAGATCACGATGTTCAAGTGGGTTCCGAAGCTTGGGTCAAGCGAGCTTGTGTTCGATGCACTACAACCCGCCATACGCTACACCAAAGAAGAATGTACTGACTTGCCGCCCGTACTTACTGAGACGCGAGACATCCCTCTCACTCCACAACAAGTTAAGTACTACCGTATGCTCAAGGAACAGATGCTTGTGACTGCGGCGGGGGAGACAATCACAGCAGTCAATGCGGCGGCTAGCGTTAACAAGTTGCTACAGATCAGCGCAGGGGCGGCGTACACAGACGGGCATGAAGTAGTTGAGTTCGACTGTGCGCCAAGGCTTAACGTGTTGTTAGAAGTTCTTGAAGAGACGAGCCGCAAGGTTATTATCTTTGCCCCTTACCGTCACAGCATCACAACGATCAGCGCCCATTTGGAAAAACACAACATTCCGAATGAGTTGATTCACGGTGATGTAAGCGTAGCTAGACGTACTAAGATATTCAAACAGTTCCAAGAGACACCCGAGCCTCGAGTGCTTGTCATACAGCCTCAGGCGGCATCACACGGTGTCACATTAACTGCGGCAGACACGGTGGTCTTCTATGGTCCAGTAATGTCTGTTGAAACCTATACCCAATGTATTGCTCGTTCAGATCGTATCGGACAGGACTCTACTAAGGTAACGGTTATCCACTTGCAGGGCAGTGAGATCGAGCGTAAGATGTTTAAGCGCCTCGAAGAGCGAGTGGTTGACCACAACATGTTGTTAAAGCTGTACGAAGAAGTCGTAAAATAAATTTTTATCGAAAACCCTAGTTTGGGTTGCATACCCACCTTTATTGCTGTAAAGTATTTGACACACCAAGGAGTTTTAAAATGTCAGACCAAATCACAGAGATAGTACCCCTTGATAAACTCGCTCGTGTATACCGCAGGATTCGTGACAAGATTCAAGTCATGACCAAGGATTACGAGACCGCTGTCGAGGAACTTAAGGCTCAACAAGCCGAGATCAAGAACGCGATGAAAGACCAGATGCTTGCACTTGGTAGCTCATCAATCAAGACACCCGAAGGCACAATCATATTGGCTCAGAAGGTGCGCTATTACACAGACGATTGGGATTCGTTCAAGCATTTTGTTGTTGAACACGATGCCCTTGACCTGTTTGAGAAGCGTATCCATCAGACCAACATGGTTGCGTTTTTGGATGAGAACCCCGGCGTAGTACCGTCAGGGTTAAACAGCATGACGGAATTTGATGTCTCCGTCCGTAAGCCAACTAAGTAGTCTATATAAACCTTAAGGAAATTTCTATGAACACTCTAGTCACATTTAATCCCACGCAAACTCCCTCTTTCGCCCGTACAGGCGAGCTATCTACTGTTGCCAAGTCCCTAACGGGCGGCGGTACTGGTTCTAGCATCAAACGTATCTCGGTAAAGGGCGGTGTGTTCCGTCTTATCGCCGGTGGAAAGGAAGTCGCGTCGATTGACGACCGTCATTTGGATGTTGTGATTGTTAATGCTGCTCCCAAAGTCAGCCGTACGTTTTACATGGGGCAGTTTGTTGAAGGCGAAGCCAAGGCGCCTGACTGTTGGTCTGCTAACGGTGATACACCTGACGCAAGCATTACTACACCACAGGCAGCATCTTGTGCCGCATGCCCTCAAAACATCAAAGGCTCAGGTCAAGGCGACAGCCGCGCTTGCCGTTACTCACAACGTCTTGCTGTAGTGTTGGCAAACGATGTGGACGGTGGTGATGTTATGCAACTTACTCTTGCCGCTACGTCTATCTTCGGTAAGGAAGAAGGCGATGACAAGCGTCCGTTGCAAGCGTACGCTCGCTATCTTGCCGCGCAGAACATCAGCCCCGAGATGGTTGTTACTCGCTTGAAGTTTGATACCAAAGCCGCTGTGCCAAAGCTGTTCTTCCAACCCGCACGTTGGCTCGATGATGTCGAGTACGCCGTTGCGATTGAGAAGGGTCAGTCTGAGGATGCTAAGCGCGCTGTTACTATGACGGTAGCGCAGGTAGATAACGTCAAGCCCGTACAGATCGAAGGCAAGCGTCCTGCCGCCCAACCCGCCCCCAAGGTGCAAGAGCCGGTAGCAGAGGTTGAAGAAGTCGAAGAACCCGAGAAGCGCAAAGCTGCGGCTAAGCCCACAGCTGTACCGAAGAAGTCAGGAAGTCTGGCTTCTGTCGTAGCTGATTGGGACGCAGACGACGAGTAAAGTCTTGGGGGGAAAGTAGAAACTGCGAGTACCCCCACCTACCAACGGAACAACGATGCCATACTCAGACGCAGTAAAGAAATCAACCGCCGCCGCACCTAAGACCATGGGCAACCAACTAGGACGGTGGGCGATTCATTTAGATTTTCCGGTGATGTCTATCGCCAAATACACTGGCGCAACAAGACAGACCGTATACAACTGGTTTAGCGGGACAGACGTGACCAACGCATACAAAGAACGAGTCAAGTCAATGCTAAACATCTTACAGACAAGCAAAACAATCGAAGAGGCTTTGAGAAAATGCAACCAACTAATGTAGAGATACCCACCCTGCCACGCATTCTCACCGATCTCGAGCTTGTGCGCCTAGCCGACAGCTACTTGATGGCGAACAACGGCTTACCTTTGAACTGGCAAAAGGAACTTATCGAACGACTTGACGCTGCGACAGGGAAGTAACCCAAGGAGAAGTTTATGATGTCGCAGGATTTCCTAGCGACTGTGCTTCCAACTGCGGGTAACTTCTGCGCGGTGGAATTGAGCACAGCCAAGAAAGAACATGTCTTTGTTAAGACGGTGCAAGAAGCTTACGACGCTGCTATAGCGTTTAACGAAAGGGGACTGGATGCGTATTTTGCGTTGGCTACGTTCGGTGAGAATAAAGAACGCGTATCTTCGAACGCTATCAAGATTAAATCGCTTTTTCTCGACATAGACTGTAACGGTGTCAAGGGTGACAAGGAGTACGCGAGCAAAGCAGAAGGCGCCGCCGCACTCGATGCGTTTCTTGCTGAGACAGAACTCGCTACGCTTGGCACGCCATGGATCGTATCAAGCGGGGGTGGGCTACACGTATACTGGCCTTTCACCGAAGAAGTTGATATCGCTGTTTGGAAACCTGTTGCCGAGAACTTAAAGCGTCTGTGTAAGAAGCAGGGGTTTAAGATCGACCACAGCGTAACCGCCGATGCCTCACGCATTCTGCGCGTACCGGATACGTTCAATTTCAAGAAAGACAAGCCACGCCGTGTCAAGATCATGGTCGAGGCAAGCCCCCATACGTTTGACTTCGAGACGGTAGCTGCGGCTCTGCGCGACAAGATGAACGGCGAGGCGTACGAGATACATCAACCTAGTATAAGTTTGCCCGGCACTAGACCGACTGCACCTGTGGCTAGCGCGAACAACGTCAAGCTTGTGGAGAACTCGGTTAGTTTCTTTCGTAACATCGAGCAAGCTACCGCCGAGGGTAAAGGGTGCGCACAACTCGCATACTACAAAGAACACGCATCCGAAGATGGCATGGAGCCGCTGTGGTTCGCTTTGATATCTCTTGCTAAGAAGTGCGAGGATGGCTACGAGCGTGCGGCGGCGTTAGGCGAGATGCACCCGTACGATGTAGAGCGCCTGAACAGTAAGTGGAATCACACCAAGGGACCGACTCCTTGTGTTAAGTTCGACAGTATCAACCCCAACGTGTGCGATGGTTGCCCACACAACGGCAAGATAACCAACCCCTTGTACTTCAGTCGTGAGGTGATGACCAACACCGAGGCGGTAGAACTTGTCATTGCCAAAGAAGTTTTTGAGGACGTAGTCGAGCAGATCACAATCAACAAGCCTGTGCCACCTAAAGGCTTTAGCTACGGCGACCGTGGCGGCATCTTTGTTGATAAGGTGCTTGAGGAATCAGACGGTACGAAGGCAACCAAGAAGATCATGTTGCTGAGCTACGACTTGTTTGTTGTAGACATCTTGCACAGCGAAGGCGAACACTTAGTACACATGATGGCGTTGCGTAGCAACGGACCGGCAGACGTGATCTTCCAACAAAAGGCGATCATCAGTAAGGACGAAACACTCAAGGCGCTAGCTTCCCAGAACATCGTGGCGGCATTCGGTGCGGGTAACGACAAGAACCTTTTCGAGTATGTTCGCGCGTGTGTTGAACATGCTAGCGCCAACAAGACTCCGGTGGCAGTCCCGACAAGCTACGGGTGGCAACCCAACAAGTCGCTCGTGTACGCTAACCACATCTACTACCCCGATGGCAAGAAGTTGTTTGTGCCAATGCCGGGGCTTGCCAACATCAACAGCTTCTGTGGACAGAAGGGTACGCTTGAAGAATGGCGTCCGGTTATCGACATGATGATCGCGCGAGAACTGTGGGACATCTTAACAATGGGGCTAGTCGGACCGGCGTCCTTGCTCATGGAGTTCACGGGCTTCTCAGGCATGACCTACCACATGGGCTCATCTGAGTCAGGTACGGGTAAGAGTCTGGCGCAGGTGGTGGCAGCTAGCTTCTTCGCCCATCCCATTAAGTACCGTGTTACCCAGAGTACGTCAGCCGTAGCCATTCAACAACGCTCAGGCATGCTACGTAACTTCGCTGTGATTACAGACGAGGTGACATCCAAGAGCCGTAAAGACTTCGAGTGGTTGCCTGAGTACCTGCTCGATAAGTCACAGGGTAAAGGCAAGGATCGGATGGAGTCAGGCGCGAACAAAGAGCGCGTGAACACCACTGAGTGGAACAACATGGACTTGCTATCGTCCAACACCCACGTCCTCGACTACTTGAGTGGGGCGCGGATGCACTCATCTCAAGCTGAGATTCTACGTATTCTTGAGCTTCAGCTTACCGAGACGTTGGTGCTCGATGACACCGAGGTGTCCTACATCGAGGCGTTGAAAACAAATTACGGAGTGGCGGGTGAGATACTTATCAAGTGGCTCGTGCAGAACCGTGACGAGGCTATCTCTATCTTGAATCAGTCGAAATCGGCGCTAAAGAAGGAGTTCAGTAGCACGAACGATGAGCGTTACTGGTCAGCCGGTAACAGCTGTATCCTAGCCATAGCGGTGATTCTTGGTAAGAAGCATGCCAACATCATCGACATACCGATCAGACCGATTATTGAGTCGCTACGCAAGCTTGTTAACAAAGGACGTGCGGCTCTACGCGGAAGCAAGCGCTCGGCTGAAGATGTCCTGAACGCCTACACTCGGGAGAACTACGGCAAGTTCGTGGTTATCAAGAGCGTGAACGGTGTGCTCGAAGCTAGTATGGGTACGGAGGGCATCATCGACCAATCGCTCACGCGCACGATGATTGCAGGGCGCGTGGAGCATGGCATCACAATAAACCACATCGACTACTACATAGAGGAAAGCCAACTCAAGCATCACTGCTCGTCCATGAGCTACGGCTACTCGGACTTAATCAATCAGCTTACGTCCATGCCGCAATACAAAATCAGCTTCCACAAGAAGAACATGTTAGCTAAAACTCGCGGTCCTGAGATGCGCATGAACACGATCTGTATCTCACGTCCAGTCAACCCACAAGATGACGAAGACAATTAGAGTACATTACCCATGGGCAAAAACCCCCGTCAAAGGGGGTTTTTTCGTTCCATCACTTAACCTAGAGCAGACAAAAGAAGACGGGTTACGAGCCGCCGTGTTCCACAAAATGAAAGCCAAAGCTACTTTTGTAGTACAGAACGGGCGGCTCGGGGTCTTGTTTACTCGCGTGAGATAGACATGAACTCCTTGGACAGCTCGATTTTAAGCTGTTTGATCTCGTCTAGCTCCGCACGTTTCTGCGAGGCAGTCATTTCCTTGTCGGCACGGATCAGGCGCTCTTCCTTGTTTAGATCGCCCATGTCTTTCTTGAACTTGCCCGCAGCCGACACTCTATCTAGGGAGTCGATGTACTTATTAAGGAAGCGCTCTGCCTCGTCAGGGTTGCGCTCTTCCAGATTCTTGAAGGTACGGTTGATCTTATCAAGCTCATCCATGTCCTTGTAGGCTTTGTCAATCAGACCCGCGCCATCCGTAGGTTGGAAGAACCCACCCAAGATCGGCATCTGGCTAGACTTGGCATCAGGCACTTCGGCATCCCGCAGCATCGGGTTGAACATCGACAATAGCGCGATGCCCAAGCTACTAGTATAAGCATTGACCGCGTGATCAAGCTGTACGGGCGATACGTTAAGCGCTTTACCGATAGCCTTAGAGATTTCCGTTGTGTTAGTGCCCGCGCGATACCCTTCCAGTTGAGCCTTCTGTCTTGTGCTTTCGATGTCCTGCATTGTGAACAAGTTTGTCCCCGTAGCTAGTTCCACAACAGGTTTGATACCTTGTGGCAAGAACAAGTTCGACATGCCGGGGACACTGTTCAGCACTTGGCGACCAAACGCAGGTAGCACGTCCTTAGACTTAGCGTCAGTAGCCATCAGGTTGTAGATGGCTTCAGGCAACGCCTTGAACACGAGACCAGTTTCAAACGGGATCGGCACGCGTAGTGGCTCGTCCATAAACGGCAGAGGAATGAACCAGTGGTTAAGCTTATCTATATCCGTTGCGTTCTGATACGCCTCGTTGTTTTGCATCAGGGCGCTGTACCCCATGGTAGCCGCCGCCAACATCATCCCGCGCTTGAGCATCTGCTCACGCACACCTAGCTTATCTTGGAACAACGACGTACCTGTGATAGCGCGACCAAACGCGTTCAGACCCTGAATCTGTGCGTTAAAGAACGGGATCATTGTGCTCAAGGCTTTAATCGTGGGCGAGTAGCCATGCTTGGTAAAGTTCTGCGACTCAAGCGTAGCCAAGCTTGCCTCCATGGGAGACATGCCTTTCTTTATGAACCCGTTGTACAACGTCACACGTTGCGCTTCGTCAGCCATCATCGCCATGCGGTCAGCCTTAGCCCACAGCTTTTCCCAACCTGACTGCCCTTGAGCGATCTGTTGAGCAATAGTGCGCATGTCTGACAACGTACCGGCAAACACATGACCACCGATCACACCCTGTTCTTGAAGCGCGCGAATCTCATCACTGCCTTTCAAGCTCTTCTTAAGGGAACCTAGTGTGCTAACGATAGGCGTTATGTCCGCGCCACTTGTCACCCAACCGGAGATAGAGTCCTTGAACGCCACACGCAAAGCGTAGGCGGGGTTACGGGTCACAGCTTTGCGTAACAAGTCAGCAGGACCGCGCATCATGGACACACCGGCTGGCATAACAGAAGCTACGCCCTCCATACCCTTAACAATCAGTTCAGCAGGGATGTCTCCGAACGCGCCTTCCGATGCTCGACTAGCTTCTGCCTTCTCACGCAACTTCTTGTACTCAGGCGTGTTAGCTTTACCAGCTTCGCGCATCTTGTCTAAGCGTGCCTCTAACCCCTCGTAGCTACCACGAGTACTGATCTCGGCGTGCATCTCTTTGCCGTTCTCGTAGAACCGGATGATGTTAGCTTTGGCAGGACCTGAACCCGGCTTGACGTCTGCCATACCTAGCTTGTTCAACGTGTACGCTGTGTTCTTGGACGCGATGTTACTCATCGCCATGTCAGTCAGCATGTACGTGTTCTGAAGCGCACCGGTCTCAAAGTTAACGATAGCGCTGTCACCGCCCATCAGTTCTTTCAAGTAGGCTTGGGTCTTTAAGTCGCCGACTCGGATGCTGTTCTCGGTGTCAATAATGACACCGCCCTTGTCACGATAGTACGGAACGTAATCGCCCTTCTTAAGCTCAGCGCCCTGTTCTTTAGACAGACGCCCTGACTCTATCATCAGGTCAATCATGCCGTCGTTGTAAGTACGGTATGCTTTGCGAGCCTCTTGGAAGTTAGTGTTGCCGCGTCCCTTCTTCAGTATGGCGTTGGCTTCGACTTCGGAAATCTTACCGGACAGATCAAGCTTCTCAAGACCGGCTTTCAACCCGCCCTTGTTAGACGCTGCGCGTTCCATAGCCAAGTACGTGCCGAAGTAGTCGAGCGTAGCTTGGGCGTTACCAAACTCCGACTTCGCCTTGTTCACGCTCTCGAACACAGTCTTTAGGCTTGGACCTTTACGTGACTTGTATTGGTACGTACCGTCTGTGTTTTTCTCCAGACCAACCGATCCATGTGTAGCAATCTCAGAAATCATGTTGTTGCGCTGATCGTACAGACGGTTGTAGTACATCATCTGCAAGCCTTCAAGCTTGTCACGCATGTTGCGAGCGATGTAGTCTAGCCCAGCAAAACGATCCACAAACCGGTGCATGAAGCTCATGCCCATCGCGTTGCCCTTGATCCTGTCCTTAATAGGTTTGTCTTGGGCGATGACCTTGCCTACGGTAGCAGCTTCAGCAGGATCGATGCTTGGATTAAAGACAGGCTTGTTACGGTATGTCATGTTACCGTTCATGTCGCGCATAGCGCCTAGCTCGCCCTTGTTGTAGTTGCGCTGTGACTGACTAATCAAGTTGTAGATGTCGGAGGTTGTTGCTTTAGACAGCTCAGCAAACCCATGCTTGCGCAACCAGTTCCGTACAGCGCCAACAATCTCCTGTAACCAACGACCGGCTTTCTGCTTAAACGTCTCATCAACACGTTTTTCGGCGGTGTAAGCAACAAGCTCGCGAACAATCTGCACTTCCATGTCACGCATGGCTTGATCGATACGTTCTTTTGGTGCTTTCTTTTCTGTAAGCCGTTTAACCGTAAGCGCATAGTCGTTAATTGCGCCTTGAACACTCGCGTCAATATTAAGCTTTCTAGCCAGTGCCATTGCACCGCCCGCGTTTTGCACACGGACAGCTAGCGCTTCCATCCCTTCACGTCCAATAATACGGTCTACGCCCTCGTGACCAACAATCTCGTGGACGTACGTGCGCTCAAGGTCTTTAATAGACTCGTGGTTGTTCCGGATTACGTAAAGCTCGCCTTCCGGAGTAATAAAACCACGAACTGTTTGCGGGTCTAAACCATCCTGTGCAAGTTGTTGCTTTACTTTTTCAGGTAAATCAAGATACGAATCAACCGATTTTACGTTTACATCTTTGGGAAGATTCCGTTCGATATTATCTGTAGCCTGTTTAGCAGCAACAGGGTCAACTTTATTAACGGCTTCTTTAACAGCACGGTACTTGATGCCGCTCATAGCGTCGTAATAATCGTAGTTATCACGCTTCTGAGATTCAAGGTAGATGTTATAGTCGCGGTCTTTCTCTCGTTGAATTGCTTTTACTTTTTTAATTTTGGCTTTCTGCTCTTCAGAAAGAACCGGCCCCTTAACAGAAGTCCTTTGTTCGCGTCCGGGTTTATCCCCCAGTGCGACCAACGCTTTTTCAACGTTTACGCCGTACAGTCTAGCGTCAGCCAATTGTTCTTTTATCCTAGCTTCTTTATCAAGGAGGCTAAGATTAGACATCTCGTCGACTTTTTCTAACTGTTTCCGCGCATCCAATAAACGCTTTTCAAATTGTTTTTTGATTTCGGGCTTTGTTGATTTACGCGCAGCTTGCTCAAGCCCTTTGATAACATTGTTAATTGAGCCAATCTTAGCCTGAATAGCCTTAAGCTCTTGAGACAGACGCGATTCTTGTACAAGACGTTCGGCAAGATCTTTACGTGCGTAAGAACTTTCTAAGGACGCGATGTCTGTCTTAAGCTCGTCCACGTACTTTGTAACAGGTTTTTCTTTAGCAAGCTCGTCAGCAAGCTCCCGGCGCAACAGGCTTGCGTACTCGTACGATACTAGCTCGTTTTCGTACTGTGCAACTTTTTTAGCATCGGGAGTCTTTTTCTCCCGCTCCGCAGCTAAGGCTGCTTCAAGCTGGTTTTTCCGTGCTTCAACACTTTCTTTTCGAGCTTCTACTTTTTCCTTAACTTGCTCTACAGCGCTAAGACGAGATTGTTCCAGCTTCTCTCGACGAGCAGTTTCGCTTATATCGGGAGGAAGTTGAATTTTAGACGGAACTTCTGTTTCGCCAATCTTTATTAAAGGACCTTCAATCGATGTTTGTTTCTTAGCAAGCACTTCTCGCGAAGTCTGCAACGATGCTATCTGGCGCTCAAGCGAAATAATTTTGTTCTGATCTTGGGCGGCTTCAGGTTTATCGCGTTCTTTCTCCAACGAAATACGCAACTTCTCTTTTTCTTTGAGTAGCTTAACGTCTTGCGTCCTGTACACAGTAGACACAATTTCCTGACGGAACGTAGCCGCCGTCTTATCAAACTCCGCGCGGGACTGCTCAAGATCACGCGTAGTTTTGTTCTGCTTAGCTTTAAACTCGGCAAGACGTTGTTCGGCTATTCCTGTCTGCTTGCGTAAGTCAGCCATCTGTTTGCGGAACGCTTTTGCTTGAGGCGACCCGGCGTTCATCCTAGCGTACTGCTGCTCCATCCCTTTCAAGATAGCGCGTTCGGTGTCTATATTGGTTTCAAGTAATTTTGTTGCGCGTTCGTGATATCGATCAATCTCGGCAACACGCTTTGGCGTTTCGGCAAGAACTTTTTCTAAGGAGTCCGCCGCCTTAAGAACAGCGCTATCGTATGGCTCGTAATTTTTAAGTAGCTTAGCGTTGTTTTCTCTGATGTTAGCTAGCTCATCCTGAGCGCCTCGAATGAGAGTTTCAGCGCGGAAAGGATCGCCTTCCGCTTGTCGCATAACAATTTGAATTTCTTTTTCAAGCTCAACACGCCGTCTTTCGTTTTTCTTAAACGCAGCGACCAAGTCATCGTAATTTTTTTGCGCTTGCTTAAGCGTCTGCCGTGCAGCGGTTGGCAAACTCCAAAGTTGCTGCGCATTATTTTTTAAATTGTCTGCAAGATTTTCGGCATCGGCAAGTTCTGCAACAAACCGACGTTGCTTTTCAAGTTGCTCGGAAAAACTTTCTAACGGCTCCGCAGCCTTTGCTTTTTCTTTAAGCGCCTCAACCCTTGCTTCAGCGGCTTTTAGCTTTGCTTTTTGTTCACTCAGTTGCTTCTTAAGGCTTGTGCCTTTTTGGTCAAATTCTTTTTTAACCGCAGCAAGTTCGTTTAAAACTTCCTTGCGCTTACGGACAAGCTCAGGCGAAGGTTTTTCATTAGGCTTACCTACGGGCGGGACGCGTGTCCGAACTTCCCGTAATTTCTCTTCAAGGGTTTGTATGTATTTTTCTGTGTTAGCAACAGCTTTTTTAAATTTGTCTGCCGCCTCTGTTGCTCGCTCTAACGCAAGCTCGTCTGCACGAATTGTGCCTACTGCTTTTTGTTGTTTACCTTTTATAGCTGCCACTTTGCTTACTGCAGGGGCTGGCTTTTCAAGGCTGTCTAGTTTAGCGCGAAGTTTCTGAACAGCATCCGAATCTAGAAAACGCTGGAAGT